CCCTAAGGACATCGTCAAGCCAACCATTGTGGCTGGTGTGAATGCACTAGGCCGCGGCCAAGACCGTGAAAGTCTAGGTCAGTTCTTGCAGATCCTTGCACAGACAATCGGACCTGAATCTATTTCTACCTTTATTAACACAGACGAACTTATCAAACGGTTTGCTGCTGCACAAGGTATTGACATCCTCAACCTTGTACGTTCTATGGAAGATGTACAAGCTGAACGTCAGCAGGCAGTACAGCAACAACAACTTATGGAGTCACAGAAACTTGCAGTTGATGCAATGAAGACTCCAATGATGGATCCCACTAAAAATCCTAACGCAGGACAACCACCCACTGAATAACCATGGCAGAAGTAATGTCTATGATCCCGGAAGAAAACGCTCCGGGAGAACTTAATGCAGACGAGCAAGAATCTCTACAAGTAGGCGAAGAGCTTGAGGCACAGCATGATCAAATGCTGGCAGGTAAGTATAAGAATGCAGAAGAACTAGAGTCTGCTTATCTTGAACTACAAAAGAAGCTCGGAGCTGACGGCGAAGATGTAGAGGAAGAAGTAACTGAAGAATCAGATGAACCTGAACCTTACAACAGTGACCTGTTTGACAGGCTGTGGGAAGGTGCAGCGAACAACGAATGGAGTGACGAGATTCTAGATGAAGTAGCCAACGCTGATCCTGCTGCCTTGGCAGAAATGCACCTCGACTATCGTCGTCAGGTCGAGCAGCAGCGGGGACCAATCATGACTGAAGAAGATGCAACTGCATTGAAAGGCATGATCGGTGGTGACGACAACTACGCTGAGTTGATTGGCTGGGCTAAAGAAAACTTCTCTGAGCAAGAGATCGATATGTACGATGCGATTATGGAGTCAGGCAATCCACAGGCAGCCTTCTTTGCTGTCCAGGCTCTTGCTCTCCGTCATCGTGATGCTGTCGGTTTTGAAGGAGATGTGATTCAAGGCAAAGCACCTGTCAATTCCAATCAAGGTTTCCGTAGTCAAGCTGAACTTGTGCAGGCTATGTCTGACCCTCGTTATGACAATGACTCTGCATATAGGCAAGACGTTATGCGAAAGCTTGAAAACTCTGATATTGATTTCTAACCATGCCTTACGGACCTGGAACATACGGCTCCCAAGTGGGTCGGCCTAAAAAGAAAAACAAAAAACTGTCGCCTAAGCAGAAGAAGATGGCAAGTCTTGGTGGCAATCCAAATAAAATTGATGCTTCTGATTTGAAAATCCTACGCGGTCGGAGGATGCGCTGATGGCACACAAAGGCAAAGGCTCTTGCGGAGGCAAGAAAGGTGGCAAAGGCTACAAAAAGTAGTACCCGATCAGTCAGTCTAAAGATTGGTACACACAAATCGAGGAGCGGTGGCTTGACTGCTGCCGGTCGTCGTAAATACAACAGAGCTACAGGCTCCAACCTGAAGGCACCTCAGCCTGAAGGCGGGCCACGCAAGCGTTCTTTCTGTGCCCGTATGTCGGGTGTCAAAGGACCAATGAAAGACAGCAAGGGTCGTCCTACACGGAAGGCTCTTGCACTACGTAAATGGAAATGCTAATGAAAAAGCATCGCGTTGATCAAAAAGCATTTGGTAGTAACTTTGTTTCACAGTCCTTCGAGATTGGCCCAGGCCACAGAGGTGCACAGAAGAAACAGAAGATCTACAACAAAGGCAAAAGCACTACGAACCCGAACGAAAAGGACACGTTCCTTCGTCGGACAGGGCCACAACTTCCTTTAGCAAAAAGAAAATCTAAAAAAAGCTATGGCTAAACCTGGACTCTACGCTAACATCCATGCTAAGCGGCGTCGCATCGCCGCAGGCAGTGGCGAGAAGATGAGGAAGAAGGGCTCCAAAGGAGCACCGACCGACGCAAACTTCAAACGTGCTGCTAAGACCGCCAAAAAACGCTAAACAAAAATGAAACTCACTGCTTTCCTCCCCGCAGCACTCATCGCTGTTGCAGCACCAGCTACGGCACAGACCTATCTGAACGTCGAAGCGAACTCAGGGTTCACTGGCTCGGACTACGCTGGCACTGTCATCGACAACCACGTAGGTTACAAAAAGGACAACTGGTATATCCAGGCTGGGCCTGCAATCGTAGCACCCGACGGCGGTGACTCTGATCTTGAGTTCTCTGGCAAAGTTGGCGGATCCCTTCCTTTGTCTGAAAAGTTGTCTGCCTATGGTGAGGTGTCATTCATGACATCTGACGATGACAACAACTATGGCACAAAGGTTGGCTTTACCTACGACTTCTAATTAGACTCAGGCCGTACGTTCATCCCTTTGGGACGCAGGCAACCTACTCATGGAACGGGGGGTAGGTTTTTTCTGAACTAATCATGACACAAGTCGAAGTACGTCAGCGCATCCGTGAGCAGCAAGCCAAGCAAAAAGAGATCGTCTTGAAGTATCGGGGCGTTGCTTACATTGTCAAGCGCACAATTAAAAACTGAATACAAAGAGCTTTCCACAATTGTAAAGCCCGAAGGAACGGTTTAAGGAGTGGGTGTTCGGAAAGCGCCCACGCCTACATATAACAGAATACACTATGCCACATCAATCTAAGGTTGTGAAGGCTGCTATCACTAAGATGGACCCTGTGTCTACAGATAACAGCATTGTCTTCAACCGCTGTGGTCACTGTGGTGACAAGAAACCACAATGTCGCAAACAAAAGAAGTGCCTTAAAGGTCTTCTATAAAAAGCTTGGGAGGCACCTCAGAGTAGGACCTCCCTTGCCTTGGCTTTTGGCCCGTACGCGGATACCCATTAGCCGTCTAGACGGTGGGATAGACCACAAAAAATTTTGGCACAACGCCATCCAAACGTTTGGAGATTGCTTATACACTTTATTCGTACCTAACAAATGGCACATCAATCTTCTACTCTGACCACGAGTCTGACTCGTCCTGGTCAGGCTAACTCTGCGGGAGACGCCCGCGCCCTTTACCTGAAGCTCTTTTCAGGTGAAATGTTCAAAGGTTTCCAGTACAATGCGATCGCTCGTGACATGGTCATGAAGCGCACCCTGAAGAACGGCAAGTCAATGCAGTTCATCTACACGGGTCGCACGACTGCTGAGTACCACACCCCCGGAAACGCAATCCTCGGTAACTCCGACGGTGCGCCCCCGGTGGCCGAAAAGACCATCACGGTTGACGACCTGCTTATCAGCTCGGCTTTCGTGTATGATCTTGACGAGACTCTGTCTCACTACGATCTGCGCTCTGAGATTAGCCGTAAGATCGGCTACGCTCTTGCCCAGAAGTATGACCGTCTGATCTTCCGTGCTATCACTCGTGGTGCACGTGCTGCTTCCCCAATCACCAAGACCAACTTTGTTGAGCCGGGTGGCACCCAGATCCGTGTCGGTTCTACTGCTAACGCTTCTGACGCTTACAACTCTTCCAACCTTGTGGCAGCGTTCTATGACGCCGCTGCAGCCCTCGACGAAAAGGGTGTTAGCTCCGAAGGACGTGTGGGTGTCCTGAACCCCCGTCAATACTACGAACTGATTCAGGCTGTCGGATCTAACGGTCTGGTGAATCGCGATGAGCAAGGCACTGCGCTGCAAGGCGGCCAGGGCATCATCGAGATCGCTGGTATCAAGATCTACAAGTCCATGAACATTCCGTTCTTCTCTCAGTATGGTACTAAGTACGGTACTGGCTCTGCAACCAACCCCGGTGTGACCGATCCTGGCAACACTGGTTCCTTCGTTGGTGAAGCTGTTGAAGACGCCGCTGCTGATGTCACCGGTATCAACAACGAGTATGGTGAAGAAACCGAATTCGCCAACTCCTGTGGTTTGATCTTCCAACGCGAAGCCGCTGGCTGCGTGGAAGCAATCGGCCCCCAGGTGCAGGTTACCAGTGGAGACGTGTCCGTGGTTTACCAGGGCGACGTGATCCTGGGTCGTCTCGCCATGGGCGCAGACTACCTGAACCCTGCATGTGCAGTCGAACTGTTTGCTGGCACCGCTACTAAGCCTGCCGCATTCTGATTTTTTTCAAAGTATACAGGGACCCTTCGGGGTCCTTTTTTTTTATCTATATGGCTTTTCCTACCACTAACTCGCAGCTAGAGCTGCCTGCTGTCAATCAAATCTTGCAGTCGTGTGGACAAGCGCCTGTAACTACCCTAGACCAAACCAACCCGGACGTTGCGATTGCCTATCAGACTTTGCTAGAAGTCTCACGGGAAGTACAGAGCGAGGGATGGTCATTTAACAAAGAGTTCCATTACTTGATGGTTCGGAATACAGATAATCAAATCGAGATCCCGAACAACATGCTGCAGATCGACGCCACTGACAACGCAGCTAACGTTGAACTGGACGTCATCCGTCGCAGCGGCAAGCTGTATGACAAGGCACATCACACATATACATTTGAGCAAGACATTGAATGTGACATTGTTTGGCTGTTCGATTGGGTAGACCTACCTAAACCGATTGCTGACTTCATCACTGCACGAGCTGCAGCTATTACATCTAGCCGTATTGTTGGCGACACCAGCCAATATCAAATCTTGCAACAAAAGGAAGCATTCACCAGAGCTATGGCTATGGAGTATGAATGCAATCAAGGTGACTATACGTTCTTTGGACATTCTGGAGCTACCAATCGTTACCAAAGCTACAAACCCTATAACGCTCTTTATCGATAAATGGCATCTATTACTCAACGGATTGGTACGTACCTTGGTGGCGTATCTAAGCAATCAGATGATAAGAAGCTGCCAGGACAAGTCCGTGAGTGTTACAACGGATTCCCTGATGCAACCTACGGGTTGACCAAGCGTCCTGGTTTTGAGCACATTCTGAACCTAGGCACAGGCTCCACGTATGATGGTGGTAAGTGGTTCTTTATCAAACGTGATAACGATGAAGAATATATTGGTGTAATCAAAGGCACGACCATTGCAATTTGGAATGCGTTGACAGGTGTGTCAGCTACTGTGACTTACCCTGATGGCACTAGCTATCTTAACGGTGATAAAACTAATTACAAAGTTATCACTGTCCAGGATACAAGTATCATCATCAACAGTAAAAATAATGTAACTGCTGACACTGCTGTATCTGATTCTACATATGATCCACATCGGTCAGTTTCTATTGTGCTGGACAGTGTAGCTAATGGCGCAGTATACACCGTAGAAATTACTATTGGCGGTGCTAAGCAGACAGCTACATTTACAGCCTCTTCGTCGTCAACATCAGAAGATGTACTGACTGACTTAAAAACTGACATCGAGGCAATGACCGGTGCACATGCTGGTATCACTGTCAGCAAGTTTGCTAATGAACTAGAGCTGCAGCATACTGCTGACATGGATGTGCACGCATTTGGTGGCATCAACAACCTTGCATTGATTGCAATTGAGGATGTTGTTAATGACATCGGCACCCTCCCTGTACAATCGAGGCATGGCCGTATTATCAAAGTTGTGCTGACGGGTGCAAACGATGCTGACTATTGGGTTAAGTTTGTTGCACATGACGGTGTAGGTGGTGAGGGCTATTGGCAAGAGACTATCAATCCATCAGTTTCTGTTGGTTTGAACAACGCTACCATGCCACACGAGCTGGTCAATACAGCGACTGACACTTTCATCTTCCGTCAGATCAACTATGTAGATCGTCAGGTAGGTGATGACACAACCAACGCACAGCCTAGTTTTGTCAACAACAAAATTACAAGCGGGTTTTTCCACAACAACCGCCTAGGGTTTATCTCTGGTGATAACGTTATCCTTAGTAGGTCTGGAGATTTCTATAACTTCTTCTTCACTACCGCACAAACGGTCATCGATTCAGACCCTGTTGACATTAGCTGCTCATCAACACGGCCTACCTCTTTGCACGCAGTATTGCCTACCCCTCAGGGTGTAGTGCTGTTCTCAGAAAACCAACAGTTTATTATGTTTTCTGATACAGGTGTGCTGACGCCTGCATTGACTACAATCCGAACTCTTTCTAACTATGAAATTGATCGTGATATTGAGCCTGTTGACGTAGGTACTAACATCAACTTTGTCAGCAAAACTCCTGGCTATACACGTGTGTTCAGTATGGTCACTCGTGGTCAGCAAGAGAACCCTCAGGTTATTGACGTTTCTAGGGTTGTAAAAGAGTGGATTTCACAAGACGTTGATCTTATGATTTCTAGTCCACAGAACTCCATGATCGCACTGAGTGGTCAGTCTCTAAATGAAGTGTTCTTGTTCCGTTACTATAACGACGGTGAAAGGAACATCATGCAAGCTTGGGTTAGTTGGATTATGCCAGGAACTGTACAATTCCTAGCTACTAATTCTGACGAGATGTATGCAGTCACTAAGCAAGGCGGTCAGTTTACCCTGCTAAAAGCGGCACTGAGCCAGAGCCCAGAGCAAGCTATCATCATCAACAACAAAGGTGAAAAGGTCAACCCTTGTGTAGACCTGTACAAAAACATTGGGTCTAGTTCTGTGGTATTTGATGCCACTAATAACAGAACTAAGTGCTACATCCCGTACAACGATGCTACGTCTTTGACACCTATTATAATTATCAAGGGTGATACTACTGGCGGAGCGTTTGTTGAGTCAGGATTTACAATTACTCCTGAGCGTGGTTCAGATACAAACGGACCTAACTCACCAGCTACAGAAAGCTTCTTTGTAATTCCCAACAAAAATTTGACGGCTTCTGGTGAAGGTGCTCTCAACGTTGCTGGTGATGTAATTGTCGGATATAAGTACAACTTTGATGTTGAGCTGCCACGTACGTTCTACAGGCCAGACAACAACATTACTGACTTTACAGCGAACCTGACTATTGCAAGGATGAAGTTTGCTATTGGTTTGTCAGGTATGATGAGCTTTAAGCTTAATCAAATCGGTAGGCTACCTTACGCTGTAGACTTCACAGGCGATGGTACTACTACTACATTTACATTCAACAAAAATGACTTGGAGTATGTGGACAGGTCAGATGTAAAAGTCACTGTAAATGGTGTGTCTAATACAGCTTTTACTTTTAGCAACGATACAACCATTGTCTTTTCATCAGCTCCTGCAGATGGTGCAGCTATTAAATTTTTTATTGACGAATGGTTTAATGTACACCCTGTTGCAGAAGCCAACACATACCTTGCTAACGACGTCCCGCTAGATAACGAGACTGTATTTACTATTCCTATCCACCAAAGAACTGAAAACTTTGATCTAAAAATGTTTAACAACTCACCGTTTCCTGTTGCTGTCAATGCAATGATGTGGGAGGGTAACTATACACCACGTTTCTATAGGAGGGCTTGATGTTTGGATATGATGATTTAGAATTTAACCCAAAAGGCGGTAACCTCATAGATAAAGAAATAGCTGTTTCTGGTATAGAAAACGCTAATTTTTTTGCTGACCTTTTTACTGGAGGTGCTTACAGCCAAAACAAATACCAACGCGAATTAGCTGAACGCCAAAACGAGTATAACGAGGCGATATACAAGTTTGAAGGCGAGGAGATGGAACGGGCGTATGATTACGCCGTTGCAGGGCAGGAGATAAAAATAAATAATCTCGAAAGAGATATAAAATATCAAGAGAATACTGAACAGCAGCGTTGGAATTACGGAATGGCAATCCGTGATTACGAGCATAGCCGTGATTTGGGTGCATACCAGCAATCCATGGCGCAGGCTACTGCACAAAAAGGTTTCAACGAAATTGCTGATGGTTTTGCTAATTTGCAGCAAGACCGCAATAAGATGGAACAGCAGATTGAGCTGGGGCTGTCTGAGCAAGAGACTTATCTAAACTACACTGCACAAGCTTATGGCTTGCAGATGAAGAAGAAAAAGCTAAAGTCTGGAGCTATGTCACAAATGCGGCAATCAAGCATTACTGCTTTGAAGGCTAAAGGCCAAGCTGCATCTAGAGGCCAAGCTGGCCGTTCTGTTGGCAAGAGTTTGCACGCTATCCAAATGGAAGCAAACATTGCTGAGAATGATATTGTAAATGAATTGATGGATAACATGTCACAAGTTGATATGGA